TACTAAAAGGGGAAATAGGTTTCCCTTGGAAGGAGGCAGACGAATGTTAGAGATAAATAAAATTTACAATATGGATTGCGTGGAGGGAATGAAGCTATTATCTAACGAGTGTATTGATTTAACAGTAACATCTCCACCATATGATAATTTGAGAGATTATAATAATGAAGTGACTTGGAATTTTGAAAAATTCCAGGAAGTTGCTAAAGAACTGTTTAGAATAACAAAACCGGGCGGCGTGGTTGTTTGGGTGGTTGGTGATGCAACTATAAATGGAAGCGAAACAGGAACGAGTTTCCGACAGGCATTATATTTCAAGGAAATAGGCTTTAATCTACATGATACAATGATATATCAAAAAGATGGTTGCCCATTTCCTGAAACAAATAGATATTATCCATCGTTTGAATATATGTTTGTATTTAGCAAAGGTAAACCTAAAACTGCTAATTTGATAGCTGATAAACCAAATAAAAAATATGGTGAAAAGGTAACTGGAAATGAAAGAAATCCTGACGGAACACTTAGACCACGTGCAGCTGTCAAAAACAAGACAAACAGAGTTGTCAAAGAATTTGGTGTCAGAACAAATGTATGGTTATATTCTCCTGGATATAATAAATCTACTAAAGATAAATATGCATATAAGCATCCTGCAATATTTCCTGAACAGCTGGTAAAAGACCATATATTAACTTGGTCTAATCCAGGCGATATTGTATTTGACCCATTTCTTGGTAGCGGCACAACTGCAAAAATGGCAGTTTTGAATGATAGGAAGTATATAGGATTTGAAATATCAAAAGAATATTTTGATATTGCTTGTCAAAGATTGGATGATGTTGAATATACAAAATTTAATAGATGTTGTATAGAAATTTATAAGGAGGATAATTAAATGAAATTAATAACAGAGGTACCATTTGAATTAAGGGAAGATGGAGAAGAGTATAAGGATGAAGAAACCTGTGATGGGAATTGTGAAAACTGTTCTACTCATAATGAAATGTCTCCAGAATTAAAAGTAGTGTTTGATAAAATGTTTGGAGGTGAGAAATAATGAGAGCAACAAAAGCATTAGCCCTTAAATATAGACCTAAAACTTTTGATGATGTAGTAGAGCAAGGCTCCGTAAAACAAATCCTGCAGGAACAATTGAGAACTAAAACCCACCAGAATTGTTATCTATTCACGGGGGGAGCAGGTACTGGCAAAACTACCTGCGCCCGTATCTTTGCAAACGATATAAATGAAGGAAAAGGAAACCCAATTGAGATTGATGCCGCTTCAAACAATGGAGTGGACAATGTAAGGGAGATAATAGAGGACGCTAAATTCAAGGCCTTAGATGCTCCCTACAAAGTTTATATTATAGATGAGTGCCATATGTTATCAACTGGAGCATGGAATGCAATGTTAAAGTTAATTGAAGAACCTCCAGCCCAAACAGTATTTATCTTCTGTACAACTGACCCTCAAAAGATACCAGCAACCATCATTTCAAGAGTTCAAAGATATGACTTCCAACGCATTACTCATGACTCCATTGTTACTAGGTTAAAATATATTCTTGATATGGAGAATGAAGAAATATTAAATAATGACGGCCCAGATAGAGCAATTACTTATGACATAGAAGCCCTTGGCTACATAGCTAAATTAGCGGATGGTGGAATGAGGGACGCAATAACTTTACTGGACAAATGTCTTAGCTTTAGTCTTGATATCAATGTAGAAAATGTTGTACAAGCCCTTGGAACAGTGGATTACCAGGTAATGTTTGATTTGACCAACGCTATAATAGATATGGAATCAGATAAGGCTGTAATCATTATAGAGGAAGCTCATAGAAGTGGAATTGATTTAAAACAATTTATGAAACAGTATAGTTATTTTATTCTAGATGCTTATAAATATTATTTACTTGGAGATTTTGAATACTTACAAATCCCTTCTACTTATTCAGATATATTGGATTCATGGGATGATGAAATATATGTCTTCTTAAAGGAATTATTAGATGAAGTTATAAAGCTAAATGCAGACATTAAATGGGAGCCAAACCCTAAGCCATTAATTGAAGCTACCATAATTTTATTATGTCAGGAGGAATAAAGATGATAGGTCAGGAAAGACTCCTAACAAGAATAGATAAAATGATTGAAGCTGGATTTCCTCGATTTACTATCATCTGCGGCAATAAACAAAGCGGGCGAAAAACAATAGCCCGCAGAATTGCCAAAGCATTAGGTGCGCATCTAATTAATAGTGATATTAAGGTAGATGATGTAAGAGAAATCATCGACTTAGCTTATAAGCAAACAGAACCAATTGTTTATCTATTAGCTGATGTAGATAAGATGAGTCCAGCTGCAAAGAATGCATTACTAAAGATTACAGAAGAACCTCCACGTAAAGCCTATTTTATAATGACTTTACAAGATATTAATAACACATTAGCAACATTAAAGAGTAGAGCAACTGTTCTAAATATAGACCCTTATACTCCTGCAGACCTAATGAAATATGCAGAAGACAAAGAATATAAGTTAACAAAGGAAGAGCAGGAAATCATTTCAAATATTTGTACTGTCCCTGGGGAAGTGGATACGCTGGTAAGATACAATATATTAGAATTCTATGATTTCGCTAAAACAGTGGTAGATAATATAGGAATAGTAAATGGAGCAAACGCATTCAAGATTGGATTAAAATTAAGCTATAAAGAAGATGATGGTGGATGGGATATAGCATTATTTCTTAGAACTATAATGTATATATGTCGAAAGAAAATGGATACAGAGCCTATACAACAATATAAAGAAAGTATCAGGATAACAAGTAAATACTTATCCCAATTAAATATTACAGGCATAAATAAAAGTTCTACAATTGATATGTGGATATTGGAGATGAGGGGAATATGGATATAAGATTAAGGTCAGATGAAATATGTGTATGCTGTGGAGATTACGTTCCTGAAGGTAGGCAAGTGTGTTTAAATTGTGAGAAAGGAGATATCAGAGGATGCAATTACATGAACTCAAAGAGCAATTGGTTAAGAAAACTCTACAACCTCTTTATATCTTTACTGGCGAAGAAATTGCTATAATGAATATCTATATTGATAAGATAGCAGAAATAATGAATGTGAAACCTAAAAGAGTTGATAGTATAGGTTCCATATTCGGAAAATTACAAAATCAATCGTTTATCAATAAGCCAAGCTGTTATGTTATTCGGGATGATGAAGATTATTTAGCTCAAGAGAAGATATGGGACAGCCTAAATAATGGACTTGTACAAGGCGATAACATAATCATATTAGTATATAGTAACTTAGATAAGAGGGGTAAATTCTATAAGCATCATGCAGATATGATTACAGAATTTCAAAAACTTATTCCTGAAGTATTGGCCAAGTATATTAAGAAAGAAATTGGATTAGATGTAAAGAAAGGTGTACAATTCGCAGAATTATGTGATTGTAATTACAGTAGAATCCTACTAGAATGCGACAAGATAAAACATTTAGCTCAAGCGAATAACATAAATATTGACCAAGCCTATGATATGGCAATAAGGGAAAATCTAATCTATACATCCCCTAGAGATGTAATATTTGAATTGGTGGATGCGGTATGTAAAAGACAAGCAATAAGAAGTTATGCATTATTGGAGGAATTAATGGCAGTTAATGAAAACCCTCTTGGGATTATCAGTTTATTGTATACAAATTTCAGGTCAATGTTATTAGTTCAATCTGCAGGAGCTGGAGTGGATATAACAAAGAGAACTGGGTTGACCCCTTGGCAAGTAAAGTTAGCAAAGGAAAAAGGAGTAAATTATAGTGTAAGTGAACTGGTAAAATATCTTAGATTAATAAGAGAAACAGAAAAGGGAATCAAAACAGGCGCTATTGAGCAAGCTATGTCCTTAGATTATATATTAGCTTCTGTATTGTAGGAGGCAGTAAAATGAGATTCAAAAGATGTAGTAAATGCGGCAAGGAGTTTATCCCAGCCTCTTGTCATATGTATAGGGCGAAAAGAAAGATTCAATGCAGTTACTCATGTTATAGGAAAGAAGGTGGCGACGATGGCATATACTCCAAATCTAAATTACTTAACCCAAGAAAGTAGTAGAATGGATATATGTAAAAGATGCGGAAGAAAATTGAAGAATCCAGAATCAATTGAAATAGGATTTGGTAAAATATGTTATCAAAAATTTATGGCGGAGTCATTACTAAAACCATTATTTGTGGTAAAGACTACTATTAATAAAAGGGAGGAGAATAAGTGAGAATAATTGATAAGTGGCAATATAGATATATAGAGAAATGCCTATACACTTATCCTGAAATAAAGGATAGTAAATTAGATACAGAAAGGAGAATGATAAAAGCAATAGAGTTGGCACTGGAATTCTTCAAGGGAACAAACCATGAAATCATGATGAGGTCATTTTACTTTGAAGCTAATAAACATAGAAAAACATTAACTAATGCAGGACATTATAGATGGGTATGTGAAGAATTATTACATACTGAAACGCCAAACGGATATATTATTAGAAGAGAAATTATATATAGGATTGCAATGAATTGCTACGCCTTAAATTTATTTCAATTAAAACAAAATAACACTTGACTTTTCTAAGAATATGTTATATAATATTATTAAGGAAGGAAGTTAAAAAACTTTAAAAAACTATAAAAACTTAAAGGAGCGATGAAAATGTTAAAAGAATTATTAGAAAAAAACTATCAAAATTTCTATATCAATGAAGAGGGAATTATTGTAGGAATTGAAAATCCTAAAAGTCGCTGGAAAATTTCTAATCCCGCAGAATTGCAAGCATACTATATTATTAAAATACATAAGATAAAAGAACAATTAAAAACATTAGGAAACTATGAGCCGTTAAAGAAAAAATTAGAACAATACGAAAAAATGCTAAAAAAATTGACTACTACAATAAATAAGTTATAACAGAACAAAATAAATACATACTTCAATGATGTACTACTCCTTAGAATTATTCCAGATTAATTAAAAGAACAGTTGAACTTTGTACAAATATGTTATATAATAATATTGAGGGATAAGTATACCCAAACTTCGAACACTCAAAAGCCTTTCAATCTTTATCGATGAGAGGCTTTTATTGTTGAAAAAAGAAAGGAGCGGAAAATGAAAAAGTTATTTATATCTCAACCTATGAATGGTAAAACCGATGAGGAAATATTAAGGGAAAGAAATGAAGCTATTAATATAGCAAAAGATATAGTTGGAGAAGAAGTTGAAGTATTAGAAACATTCTTTGATGACTTTGGGCCAGATAAAAAACCATTGCATTATTTAGCTAAGTCATTAGAATACTTAGCAGAAGCAGATATAGCCTATTTTGTTCCAGGGTGGGAAAATGCAAGAGAGTGTAAAATAGAACATCAATGTGCAGTAGAATATGGAATAGATAGAATTGAATAAAAGGGATAAACCCATAAAAGCGGCAGAGGAAACGGCGGAGAGTATAAAAAATTGGAGGCGCGGGAAATAATAACAAAAAAAACAAAAGGATTATATATTAGATTTACTATACAAAAAGCATTCAATCTAATAAAAGAACTAATAGAGATAAAAGATAAAATGAATTAAATAATAGAAAGGAGGATAAGAAAATGTCAAGAAATAAACATAACAAAGATAGAATAACAAAACAACAAGAAATATTTGTACAATCTTTAGTAGAAGGAGATAGTCAAAGAAAAGCATATATAAAAGCTTATCCTTCTAGAAAGAAATGGAAAGATAATAGTATAGATTGTGAAGCATCAAAATTGTTTAACCGGCCCAAGATTAAACAAAGATATGATGAATTGTTAAAACAAGTAAGAGAAGAAGAAACAAAGAAGACAATGTGGACAAGAGAACAATCAATAGAAACGTTAAGATATGTAATAGATGTAAACAGAAAAGACCTGGAGCGAATAAATAAAGCTCATGAGGAAGAGCTGGAATTGTTACAAAAGCTTATGCAGGAAGACCCGGAGAAAGCCCCTTTATATCTGCAGCAAATACTTAAACAAAGAA